TCAGCGTTGCTAAATTTGCTTACTAAAATTGCTGCAATATCCATTATACCAAAACCTCAATTACTGTAATTGATGAAGCATATCTGGGAGTCGTTGTCGCATCAGTATCGTTTGAATTTCGATTTAAGCACATTGTAAAACCACTACTGTTAGCCCTTATTTGCAATTTATAAGTGGTCGCGCTTGTGGTTGCTGGGCTATCAAGGAAAGGCACTACTTGGCTTTGTCCTACGGCCCTTTCATCAATACCAAAACTCGATGGTGGGCGCGAACCTGCGGCATCTCCAACCGATATTGGCGTTGAGTTTCTCATCAAACGACCCATGCCATTATCTGCGCCAGCTGCACCTTGAACAACGGCTTGCGCAATTACTAATATTTTGCTTGTTGCTTTTGTCGGAGTGATTGTTACGCTTAATCCAGTTACATCTACATAAGTATTGCTTGTGGTTGTAAAAGTATCCGTTTTTACAGTTGAAACAACTTGGGCAATTCCTTTAAGCCCAAACACAGTTGCATCAATGGCATCGCCTAAAGCTTCAATAGCCGTTGCGCCATCCTTGACGTAATCTGTGCTGGTTGGTACTGGCCAGCCGTAATTCGGTGTGGTTGTTGCCATTATAAATCCTGCCATTCTGTGGTACTAGGAGTATACCCCGCCCAAGTTACGGTTGGTGCGATTTGCAGCCAAACTTGGTTCGGGTATGTCTCGGAAATTGCCGAGCAAATCAATGTCATTGTGGCTGTGTAGCGGTCAAGATTCCACTTAATACCCTCGACAAAGCCATCAAAAGTTCCACCAAATACTGCTGGCAAATCTTGCGTGTACACAGCTGATCCAACGTGCATCAAGATCAATGCATCCCGGGTGGCATCGCTAACCGTAGGACTATGCAATGGGATCGTAAGTTCCTCGGGATAGGTGCGTGGAAATGCTCGACTTTCCAAAAATGCATCAGCCTGACTTTGAGCATCTGTACCGTTTTCTAGCTGCGTTGATCTACTTCCCGATAGTTCGCCAAAAGATTGCTGGCTGGTGTAATCAGCCGCATACTTTTCTTGGTTGTTCTTGTAGGTCAAGGTCACGTCATTGACGATCTCTGACCACTGGGCGGCTTGTCGCAGTCCTACGGCCAACAGATCATCATCAGTAAGGGTCAGCGGTGTCAGTGTCGCTCTGGATGTGTATGAGTCATAATGAATCTCGCCGTTAGGTGCTTCATACAAGAATCCTCGACCAGATTGGGCGGCATTCTGGGCCAGTGTCAGGGCATTGGCTGGGCCATCGCTGTAAGCGGTCAACTCGTATGTGCCGGGCGTATCTATATCAGCGATCAGATTGTCAACTAAAGTCTGGTTGCCTCCACCCCAATTGTCCCATGTGGCAAGACTGCTCACAGCTGACCAAGTCAAGGTTGGCACTACCTCATCCCAATTTTCTAGGAATGCATCCGAAAGAATGTTCAGTACGCGTGTGCCGTCAAACTCTTTAGCGAATCCATCGCCACCTGTTGTGTAGCGGTTAAGGATAGCCAGTGGGCCAACTGCTGTGATGCTGTAAACCGCGACTGATCCTTTATCGCCGTAGGCATCTAGGCTGACATTGAGATCAGAAATAGTGCCTGTGTAAATCGTGCGGTAGGCGTTGGTCGAATCCTTAACCTGAATCTGGATGCTGTCGGATAGGTTCACGTTTAGCGCGGTATCTGCATCAGTCCAAAGCCTTACATTAGCAATGCCCACTAGGGCTTGCTCGTAAATGTCACGGCGACCCAGGCTGATAGAAATGTTGCTGATTGTGTTATCTGCATACTCATTGACCCCAGCAAAAATTACCTTGGGGAATGGCGTGTAAACGGTCACAATGTTGCCCCAATAAAATTGACCGCGCCTGTGCGCCTTGCGCTATCTTGCAGCAGCTTCTCGATTGATCGGCGAGCAGACTCGCCATCGATAATGCCGTTCATTACTATGGTTACGCCACCGCCGTTGCCAGCATTCGGGCGAATTGATCCCGAGCCTGATGGGACAAAAGTTTCAGGGCCAAACTCGCCGACTCGGTAAGGCTGATTTGCCATGACCGATCCACCAGCTGCGCGACTTCCTGCTAGTGAAATGTAATCGCCTAAACGGTTAAATAAAAGGTCATGTAATTTCGGTAAGCGTTGGTCACGCTATCAATAGCATTGGCAAAAGTTTCCATTGCGCTTGCCAATTTTTCTAAGGTTGATACGCCAGTGGCGGCATCAGGGCTGGCTATTTCATCAAATAATCGAGTAAATGCCTCGACAACTGCTCGCAGTGAATAACCCAAACTGTATGCGCCATCTCCCTCAAAAGTTCCAGCTAGTTCTCTGGCCCGATTGCTTAATCCCTGTGGGTCCTCGCCACTGAATCCCTTGGCAACCTTGTTAACTTCCTCTAGCAAGAGTTTCATGGTTGGCAGTAATGCCACACCGATTGATTCTTTAAGTTCTGCCGTACGCTCGGTAACGATAGCCAACTGGCCAGCATAGGTTTCAGTGTTGGCCTTAGCTGCGCCACCAAATAACCTGCTCAATTCATCTTGTGCTGCGTTAAAATCCTTGGTCTTTATGATGCTGGCATCTAATGGCACGCCAAGTCTTGTAAGTGCGCCTAGATTGCCGTTGTAGGCCTTAGAAAGGGCAAGTGATACGCCCTCTAAGTCTTTGCCTGTGGCCGCGCTGATGTCCATTGCAAGGTTAGTTAGTTCTTGCGCCTTGCCTACATCGCCAGTGGCTCGGGCTAAATTAGCAAGTGCCGGGCGCAACTTTGTATCGGCTACGCCAAAGGCCAACTGTTGTTTAGTGATGTAACCCTCGGTGGACTTGATCTGTGCATCAGTGGCATTGGTCGTATTCTTTAAGGCTTCGGCCAGTTGCTTTTGTGATGCTTCATCCTCAACTGCTGCCTTAACTCCATCAATGCCAATCTTGATTGCATAAGCCCCAGCAGCTGCGCCAGCGACTGCAAAAGATTTGGCCATTGCCTTTGAGTATTTGCCGACCTTGCTTGAAAAAGACTTTGTGGCATTGTCTGCTTGATCCATGCCAGTGAGAAACTTTTGCACATCGGCAAGTAATGAAAGTTTAAGTGTTCTTACGTCAGCCATTATGGTGTCCTCGCCCAGTTGTCCATTACTTTATTTATTGCAGCAAACCACTTTTTCTTAATTTCTGGTTGCATTGCTTTAAGTGTTGGGAAAATCCAGTATCCAGTGTTGCCCCGACCCTCTCTGGATGTGCGAGGTGGGAATCTAAATCCGCCATTAGGGAATGCGTTAGCGTTGCCAAAGGCATTTCGATCGCCACCAAACTCATTGCCAAACAATAACTGGCCAGCATTTGCGCCACCTGACACGCGACCCTTGCCACCGCCTACATAAACAGTTGGTACACGATCTCGGGCTGGTCTTACAGTTTCAGCCACAATGCGTGCTTGTTTTGGATAGTAAGGGTGAGCAAATCCAGCACGTTGAATTTCTGTGGCAGTCCATGAACTGATTGAGTAAACCTCGTTTTTCAATTCAAACTGCGCTTCTTTGTCCATTACATTTAATGCTTTGAGTAAACCCCGATAATCGGCAAGGTCTGGCCTGACTGTAATTGTGGTTCTTTTTTCAGCCATGTCCATTCCTTTCTGTTATCAGCTGCAAAGCCGTATTGATGTCTGCGAGTGACCATTGGTACAGATCCGATAAAGGTATCCCGGTAACAACTGCTATTCTGACGAGTCCGTCAGCGAGTTCTCTTTTGGGCTATCCTCGACCACCTCAAAGGTTTCAAACTCATTGGTGACCCATGCTTGCTGGTTCGGTAACTTGGTATGGCCTTGGGCCTTTGCGGCCTTGTAAAGCATACAAGTTATGACATCCAACGAGCCTTGGCTCATCTTTTCTGCCGCTTGGCTGACTGTGTAACCGAGTTCTCTTTCGATCTCAATCCACAACCAAGCGTTTTCATCACTCACTATGTAGTTGTTGCCCTGTTTTGTTGTAACTGTGTATTGCATAATGGTTGCCCTGTTCTATTCGTTAAGTGCGGGTTACTGCGCCATCCTCAACAACAAAGCTGAGGCTGGTGGTTAGTACGTCAGTGGCCGCGCCACCAACGGTTGGAAATACTGGAAATACTTTGCCAGCAAATGTGTCACCGTTTACATCAAATGAGAATGTAAGGGCGGTATCTGGCGCGGCTAAAGCGGCATCCCATAGTGCCGAGATAATACCTGGGCTTGCTGTGTCGTCAAGGTATAGTTCCACGTTTAGTGTGGCGGTCTTATCAACGGTCTTGTATGCGCGACCTGCTAAAACTTCAAGCACTTGCTGGTTGTTTTCCATTTCAAGTGTGACTGTGCTTGCTTGATCAGCGTATGACACCGAGTTAATGGTCAGTGTCAGATTCCGACCAGTTATGTATGTTGCTGGCATGACTTGCCTTTCCTAGTTGGTTGTGACCATCTCGATGTTGAGTTGGCTGATAAGCATATCGGCGTTTCCGATTTGCGTAACTGTTGGTTGCGACCATCCGCCCAGCAACGAAATGTTGTTGGCTAGTAGGTCGGTTACTGAAAAAATTAAGGTCTCTAGATTTTTCAAGGC